CCACAATTGGCCGCGGATTTTGCTTGCGTCCGTATAGGTGGTCAGCCCCCAGGCAATCAAAGCGTCGTACAGCACGTAGCTGTCGTCGTGCCACTGCGCCAGGTTGTCGGCGTAAAACCCCGGGCATCCCTGGTACTGCAGCCGCAACATCCCCTGTACGTTTGAATTGGTGATGCCCCAGCTGCTCGCATTGCAGATCACACTCACGTTGCCGCTGTTGGTGTACAGCTCGGTGCGGAAGGTGTTGCGGGCGACGGTGTCGGTGTCGTTCTGCGCGTTGCCGGTCAGCCATGCCGCGGTGGTGATGACGCCGTCCAGGTGCGCCGGCAGATACGGCAGTCCGAAGGCCGCGAACTCGCGCGCCGTCACGGAGCTGGGCACGAACACGAAGCACTGGTAGCGATTCGCCACCACGCGGAACGTCTTGCTGGCGGCGGGCAGCAGAAACACGCTCTGCGCGGGCGCGATGGTCTCGGCCGTGTTGAAGATGCGGATCTGCGCGCAGTTGCCCGAACCTGGATCCCACACGCGCACGCGCATCTGCAGCGACTGCGGGGACACGGCGCTGTCCAGCTTCCAGTCGCCCGACGCCCCGGAGGCCACGCTCCAGCCCGCCGTGACGAGCGCGTTCTTGACGCCGTCGGCGATCGCCGTGCGCGAGTCGCCGGTGAAGGTGGTGTTGACGATGGTGCCGCCAGCGTGTTGGATAGCCACGCCCGCTAATCGCCAGCGGGCGCGGCGGGAATCAGCGGCGCGGCGGCGCGACCCGGTAATGTTTCCGGCTGGCTATCTTAACTAATCGAGCGCGATATCACAGTCACCGGCCGGGAACCTCACGGGATCGCCGTTGCTGATGGTCTTGGAGACAGTTAGATCGCCCCAGAACAGCATGTTGCCGCCGCTCGCGGCGTCGAAGGCCGCGAAGGCCACCACGGTGCCCCAGCTCCCGCCCGCGGTGCCGAAGTCGATGGCCGCGGTGTTCGAGATGGCGTTGCCGCTGCGCGTCCAGCCGCCGCGGGCCACAGCCTCGCGGGCGTAGCCCGTGCCCGACGCTTCGGTGCCGCCGCCCGTGTCGTCGGGCGCGACGGTGAACAGCGCGATATAGAGATTCGCGGGCGCCGCATAGTCGGCGTTGAAAATGTGATCGAGCAGTTCTGCTTCGAGGAAATCGCTAAAGGAACCGGCCACGTGAAAATCTCCTTGAGGGCGCGGCTAAAGCGCGCCGTTCCCCCAGGGAGTCGCCCGCAGCGCGAGCCGGAATTACTCGGCCGCTTGCAGGCTGATCGAGTACTTGACGCCGGTGGCCACGGTGCCCGCCACCACCAGCTCGTAGCCGATGCGGTCGCCCCACGGCCCCTGCCGCACGCTGCCTGCGGTGAGCGTCTTCACGTCGTGCGCGCCGCCCGCGGTGGTGGTGAGGATGGACGGATCGTTGGCGGCCACGCCCGGTGCCGCGTTGGTGACGTTCTGCGGCAGCAGATCGCGGCTGAGGCGCGCGGTGAAGCGCTTGGCTCCCGTCGTGGCGATTTGGGCGAAGTGCGCCAGGTCCCACTTGGCGCGGCCGTCGCCGGTCACGATGTAGAAGTCGTAGGTTTCGTTGGTCTCGCGCTCGGCGCTCTCGATTTCGAGGGTCAGGACGAGACTGCGGTAGCGATTCAGCTTGCACTGAACCGGATCGGAGGTGAAGCTCGCCGCCTTGGTGAGAGACGACGCGAGGGTGAGACGCAAGGAGCCTGCCATAGCGCCGGGTTATCGCCGGCGCCACGGCAGGAAATTACTACGCGCCCGCGGCCGCCGCTTCGACCGCGGCCAGCGTGGTCGCGGCGAGGCTGATGGCCTGCCAGGTCGTCGCGGACGTGCACACCGCGATCACCAGCGAGCTGGCCGCGATGGCCGACTCCGCGTTGGCGTCCGCGCCGCCGTTGATGCTGATGGTTGCCGGGTCGGAGGTCCGCAGCTCGTAGCCGGTGGCGCCCACCGCCAGGAGCACGATCACGCCCGGCGTGGGCGTGGGCAGCGTGATGATGGCGTCGGCGTCGCCGCCCGCGGTCACCGAAACGAACTGCAGCATCGGGCCGGACGCGATGGTCCCGGTTCCGGTTCCGTCCGCGGTCGCCGTGCGCGCGATCGGCGCCATGGTGAAGCCGGCCGCCGAAAGCGCGACGGCTTTGGCCGCCGCCATAGTCAGGGTGTCGCTCACCGTGACGCTGCCCGCCAGGGTGATGTCGTCGGCCCCGCTGCCGTCGGCCGCAATGGTCAGCTTGCCGTCCGCGCCCGAGTTGAGATAGATCCCGGTGTCGCGGAACTGCACTTTTTTGGCCGCCGAGAGCAGAACCTCGTCGGCGATGGTCACGGTCCCGTCCAGGGTGATGTCGTCCGCGCCGCTGCCGTCGGCCGAAATCGTGAGCTTGCCGTCCGCGCCGGAATTGATGTACAGCCCGCTGTCGCGAAACTGCACTTTTTTCGCCGCCGAGAGCAGAACCTCGTCGGCGACGGTCACCGTGCCGTCGAGGGTGATGTCGTCGGCCCCGGCGCCGTCGGCCGAGAGCTTCAGTTTGCCGTCCGCGGGCGAGTTGATATACACGCCGGTGTCGCGGAATTGCGTTTTTTTGTCGCCCGCCAATAGCGAGCTGGTGCTGATGCGTTGGTCGCCTCTTGCCATAGTGGTTGTCTCCTGGAGTAAGTTGCGGCGCGCGACTTACTCGCCCGCCGCGGGACTTACGAAGCGACTTAGGAAGCGCCCTCGCTGCCGGCGACGCCGTAGTAACTGGACCAGCCGAAGCTGTGCCGGTACCACATGGCCGTTTTTATAGCGCGAGTGTCAAAATCGATGGCGTGGACCGTGTTCGGCCTTTCCCTCCAGTACCAGCGCAGCTCCGTGTCCTCCTTGGCGGCGGTCACGAACCAGGCGTCGGCGTCGGTGAGATAGTCGTACACGAACCACTTGGAGAACGGGCTGTAGCCGTCGCGGTGGCGCAGGGCGTTCACGGCGTTGTTGGGCGTGTCGCTGCGCATCGAAGATTCGAGGATCTCGGCCGCGGTGAACTCCAGTTGCGGCGGCACGATCAACTGACCGGGCTTCACGCGCGCCCGCTTGCCGCTCGGGTCCTTCATGGTGCGGAAGAGGGTCAGCATGGTTTCGAGCGCCGCCTGGTCGAGGTCGAGGGCCGGGCTGAGCAGATTGGCCTGCACCGCGCCGGTTTTGACGATGGGATGGCTGGCGCTGAACAGCGGCACGCCGTCCGGCCCGTTGTACGAGCTGGAGAAGCCGTTGTTGAGCGTGGAAGCCGCGGCGATTTCGATGGTCTCTTTGGCGCTGCGGCCCAGCTCCGAACTCATCTTGTCGATGAGCGCGAAGCGGTCGTCATCCACCATGATTCGCGAAATCCGGAAGCCCAAGCCGTACTGCAGGTGCGTGAACGTCTTGGAGAAGCCGGGAACGGGCTGGTCATAGCGCATCGGGCTGTTCTCCGGAATCTCCGAGAACAGGCCCAGGCCCGCAATCTCGCTCGTCTGTTCGATCGAGCGGTTGGAGTCCATCACGCGAAAGACTCTCGTGTACTGCGGGGGGATCCGGTTGAAGCGGTTGAAAATCAGCTCGTCGAGCGCCGGCAGCATCGACGTCAAAAAAAGATCAGGAAAGGATGTTCGGATGAGCATTGGTTTTGTCCAGTGCGGAAGTCAAGCGCGAAGCGCTAAACGCCGGCTGCTCCTTGCGCCAGACGCGACTTGTTGATCAAGATCTCGATGCGGGCGAACTCGCCGTATTCGTTGTCGGGAACGGCCAGCTTCTTGAGCAGCTTCACGTCGTAGGCGGCGTTGGTCGCCTTCTCGCTGGCGTCGATCTCGTGCCCGCTCTTTTTGCTGGTGGCGTTGCCCGCGTTGTAGATGAGGTTGCAGTTCAACCCCATGTCGGCGAGGTCCAGCGCGGTGCCGTTGTCGCCCTGCGCCTCAAACACCGTGTCGAGGCCGACGATGACGGTGTGCACGCTCGCCGTCAGCGCGGCGGCGTAGTTGAGGTTCACGCCCGTAATCAAAGTGGTGCCGGGCGTCGCCGGCACTGAGATGTCGCGGCCGCTATCGACCTGCGCGACCACGTCGCCGGGATAGAGGACGCTGTTTAGGCCGACGAGCTTGTTGAACTCGTCGGTCTGGATCGGCCCGCCGCTCAGCACATATAGCGCGAGCAGGCCATGCGGATTGTCTTGGTTCGCCATGTGGGCGCACGTCTCCTGTGTGTCTTGGCCCTTCGCTCTCGCTGGTCAGAAGCCCGGGATTTAGGCCTCTGCGTGCCCCTCGTCGCCGCGAGTCATGTGGAAACCGGTCTGGGCCGCGCGGCCGGGGTGCCGCGCGTCCTCCAAGATTTCGCCGGGGCGCAAGGGAGCCATCCCTTGACCGCGCCCGTCGCGGATGATCTTGGCGGTCTGTTCCACATACTGCTCTTCGGCTGTTTGCAACGCCTCATTCGCCAGAGCTGCGTTTCGGCGTCGTGCGCGCGCGACCTCCGCGGCCGGTTTCACGGCCATGGTCATGTCGGCGACTTTTACCGGACTGCCCCGCTCATCGACAATGGCCTTCCAGCCGCGCATACCGCGGCGTTTGACCACGCGATCGGACAGCCCGCGAAATTCCATGCCCGCAAAGCGCTGCGGGTCGGCGGCGCGAAGCTCCTGCACCTTCTCTAAAAAGGGATTGGCTTCGGGCGCCTCCAAATCTTCCATGCGGTCGAGGGCGTTATGAAACGGATCGCTGCGCACCTCGACGCGATGCGCGCTCAGGCGGCCTTCGGCGGCCTTGCGCGCGTTCTCCTCCGCGATGCCCTGATCGGTGTAGCGGTAGAACACCTGCAGCGCCTCCTCGGGCGAAATGGGCTTGCCATTGAGAGTCAGCGCGCGCGCTCCGGCGTCCTCAACGGCGGGCGGCGGCGGCGCGGGCTTGGGCTCCTCCACGCGCGGCGTGGGGATGGGGTTGGCTTTGGGGTGCTTGGGGGTCGCCATTAACGGGCCCTCCCTGCTGGCGGCATGCCGCTCATGCGCACGCCCTTGCCGGCGCGGCTGCGGTAGCCGTCCTCGGTGATGTTGGCGCCCGCGGCCATGAAGCGCGACACGATGCTTTTCTGCATCTGGTCGAGGTCCTCGCTGTGCGGGTCGGCGATCTCGGCGCGGCGGGCGCCGCGGGCGCCGGATTGCGACCGGATGCGCTCCTCGCGCGAGGGCGTTTCGTAGCCGTCCTCGATCTCGATCTCTTCGGCTTCCCGCCTGCGGCTGGGACGCGCGGGCTTGCGGCCCGCGGGGTCGATGCCCAGGCGGGCGGCCGCGGTGTCGGCGGCGGCTTCCAACAGACGCTGCGAGGTCTCGCGGTCGAGCTTCGCGCCCTTGGTCCAGGTGTTGAAAATCTTGCCGGTCTCGCCGAACAGCTCCGACTCTTCATCGCCCAGGTCGGCGTACTTGCCGGCCAGCTTGGCCTCGAAGGTGACTTCGCTGCGGGCGGCGGCCACGCGCCGCTCGACTTCGGTGCTATCGACGAAGCCCATCTCGCGCATGGCCTGCTTGATGGCCTTGGCGTCGCCGGAACTGATGGCGTCCACCAGGTCCACGCTGAGCTTGGGCTCTTCGGGCTCGGTCTCGGGTTCGCCCGCGGGCGTCTTCGACGCGCGGTCGAACCAGAATTTGGTGGCCTCTTCGGCTTCGCTGCGCCGCTTGCGTTCGGCGCGCAGCTCCCGCTCGACCTCCTTCACCCGGGCGGCTTCGGGGTTCTCGGCGGGCTTCTTCTCTTCAGGTTTGGTTGGCTCGCCGTCGTCGGTGACGATGGCTTGCGGTTGAATTTCGCTTTCTTCGACGTGCTCGATTGATGGAAACAATCAGATCCCCTTGGCGCGGCCGTACGGAGTGTTCCGAAACTGGTCCGCTCGCTTTTGTTCGTAGGCATCCCCGCACGCGACGCAAAGCAGCTGATAGATGCCGTCGCGCAGGTAGATCCTCATGCGGGTATCGCCGCGAGCGATGAGCGACTCCAGCGACGTGCGGCAGGCCGGGCATTCCTTCGGCTCCTCGCCGCTCAAGGCCGCGATGGCTTTTTGGTGCCGCTCATAGCACTGCAGGCAGAAGCCGACGCGGAAATCGCCGATGAACTCGCGGGGGTGGCGCGGCTGGCTGCAATAGCGGCAGCGCGCGAGGAAGACAGGGGCGGCAGTCACTCACTGGCGGATCGCCAGGAGCGCGGCCGCACTTCAGTACCAGTGAAATTGAACCTTGCCCGCGCGGGGCGGCCCGGCGCATACTTGCGGTGAGCCCGGCTGCGGCCTCATTGAAGCGCCGCATCGCACGCAAAGCAGCATTTTCCGCGGCCGGGCGACTACAGCACTCGGTCGTAGCTTTTGAAGAAGACGTCGCGCGGGCAGCAGTAGAACTCGCCGTTGATGCCCTTCATGAGGTAGTCGCCGCGGTCGCCCACGGTCATGTTGCCCTTTTGGTCCTCGGCGCGGAACGGCTGGTGCATCTCCATGGCGTGCACGATTACGGGCTTTTTCTTGACCAGCCGGAAGTCGCCGAAGTCCTCGACGCCCAGCGGCGCCAGCCCTTCGACCTGCACCTGGCCGTCCTTGGTGATGGTGACCATCAGCTCCCCCACACGGCGGCGCAGACCCAGATGATGAACTCGATCACTTGTTGCACGTTAGTCCTCCACGATCAGGTATTCGAGATTGCAGGCGCCGGTATTGGCCTGCGCAGCCGGCGCGGTGACGCCCGATCCGAAGCGGAACAGGGACCACTCGCCCGCCTTCAGCTTGAGGATGGCCGTGCCGCTCACGGCGTCGAGGATTTCGAGGTAGTTGGTGCTGTCGAGGTTCTTGAAGAAGGCGCGGCCCAAGCTGGCCAGATCGCCCAGCCCGATGGCTTCGCCGCCCGCCGCCGTGCCGATGGCCTGCTCAGCCTGGATGGCCTTGCGGCCGGTCACGTTGAAGGTCGCGGCGGTCTCCGTCACGCTGTAGGTGCGCCCCGGGGTCTTGCGGTAGGTCATCGCCCCGGAAATGCTGATCTCGTCTGCCATGCCTACGAATCGCCGCGGCGCTGCTTCGGCTGCAGGATCTCTTTGCGCAGGATCTCGGGCAGTTTCAACACCTGCTCCAGCTCATCCGCTCCCGCCTGCGCCTTGATCGTCTCTTCCCAGGTGGAGGTCGTGCGCAGTTGCCGGCAGCGCGCGGTCAACATATCGACGAGGCGCTGCCGGTAGACCGGCCAGCCGGGATGCCGGGTCAGCTCATCGACGTTAGAGGCGTCGATCTCGTCAGCCTGGATGCGCACCTTCATGCCCAGCTCTCCCAGCGCACTCTGGCGACGATGGGCGCGGCGTCGATCCTTGCCCGATTCTTTCGGTTCCAACTCTCGGGCTTCACTGCCGCGACGGGCGCGAATCCGGAGGCGCGGAGGCTCGATCCTCGCTCCGTGGCGAGCGTGTAGGTCACGATTCGGGTGAACCCCATGGCGAACGCGGCCCGTCGCGCCGCCCCGTAGAGCCGGGAGCAAGCGTTCTTTGCGCCGCGGGTGCACAACCTCGTGATCTCTGCGGTGTAGCCGTCGTCCAAAGCGCGCGCTCTCGGACGGGCGACAACCACCACGCCCAGGAGGCCGCCTCGCGGCCCGCATAGCGAGATTCCGAACTTCCAGCCCTTCTGCGGCGCGCAATGCCGGTGGTGCTTGCTGATGAACGCGGCCGCCGCCTTGTGCGTGATCGGCGCGAGTCTCATGTCACCAGTTCGCCGTCCACGTAGAGCCGCGCTTTCACTTCATGCGCGGAGCACGCCACCAGCGGCGGGCCGTGCTCGCGCTCCAGGATGCGCCAGCCCTCGGGCGGGCACGGCTGCGGCGCCAGGCCGCGCACGGGCACCAGCCAGTAGGGCTCGGCGCGGCGGTCGCAGAAGGTGCACTGCCAGGAGTGCTTGACGGTCAGCGGTTGTTTCATGCGGCCATCGGCAGGCCCGGCAGGCCGCCGCCTCCTCCTCCCGCGTCCGGTTCGGCGGGCGTGCCGTCGGGGTTCTGGCCGTTGCCGGCGAGGATCTGCGTGATGGTTTGCTGCAGGCCGCCCAGCGCCATCTGCCCGGGCGCGGCCATGGCGAGCCCGCCTTGCCCGCCCGCCAGCGAATCGGCCAGCTTGGCGGTCAACGCGGTCATCATCTGTTTCATGCGGTGCTGTTTGATGTGCTCCAGGGCGTGCTCGGTAAGCATGCCGTAGGCCATCATGTCCCGGTTGGGATTGGTGCGCATGTCGAGCAGCTCGCGGTTGTGTTCGATCAAATGCAGCTGATCGTTATCGAGAGGATTCACGCGCACGTCCATGCCTTGCAGCAGGCGCGTGTGCTCGACGCGCGGCTCAATGGGCAGGCCCGGATCGGGCGGCCGCGGCACGATGTCGCTGAAGTGATCGTCGCCGAAGGCGCGGTGAATCTTGTCGAGTAAGTGCCAGAGCGCTTGCGGGTTCTGAACGACTAACGGGTTCTGTAAGTCGAGTTGATACAGGGCTAATTGGTTCTGCTTGGCCTGTTCCTTCGACCATGCGTTCGTCGCAAACTTCAGGCTGAAGTCATAGCGCCCGCCCAATTCGTCGGGCTCCATGAACGCGCCGCCCTTGCCCACGTCGAACAGGCCTTCGGCGGCCTCCTCGGTGACGCGGAAAAAGACGCGCTCCTCGGTGTACTGCGAGTCGAGCAGCCAGAAGTGATTGAGGATCTCGCCCCAGTCCTCGCGCAGCGCCATGGTGTCGATGGCCGCGCGCACGTCGCCCTCTTCGAGCAGCGCGAGCGTCTGCCGCGCGGTCTTGGGCGCGTTGGGCCGGTCCACGCTGCGCCCCAGGTTCATGTCCGAAATGCCGGTGACGCGCTCGGCGTAGCCCAGCATGGCCTGTTCGGCCAGCACGGGGTATCGCAGGTCCGCGGTGATCGACACGGGCTTGATCGCGTTGGGGTCGTCGCAGGCGATGGCGGTGCGCGGGCGATAGCGGAAGGTGTCGGGATCGAAGCCGCTGCCGGGCCGGTAGAAGATCACGGGCCCCACGCTGATCTCGCCGGCCTCCGCGGCCAGGTTGTGATTCTTCGACAGCTCGCCCTCGATGGTTTCGAGCATTTCGCCGAAGCTCAGGCCCCAATACGAGCCGTCCTTCATCAGCGAGCCCTCGACGAACGGCCTGCGGTGCTTCATCCGCGGGTACATCTCGGCGAGGTCCTGGACGCCCACGATGAGGTTGAGATCAGGTAAGTAGCGGATGACCAGCTCGGACTCGAATAAGTCGCGGCCCTGTAAGTTGTCTTCCCTCGCGTCGCGCCGGCCTTTGAGGCGCCGCCACCGCCCGTACCAGTTGTGGACCACCAGAGAAGAGCCCGCGGAAAGATTGCCCTCATACAGCACGCCCTCGGCGAGGTCTTTCTCCTGCTTCACGCGCTCGCTCTCGGAGTCGCGGTTCCTGCGGTCCTTGGCGTAGGTGACGATCTTCTGGAAGTGCTCGCGCACGCCGCTGTAGATCGTGCCGTCGCCGCGCAATAACTCGTCCGGGGTGGCGCGCGTCTTGTGAATGAAAAAGCTGAAGTCCTGCAGCGTGCGCGCGTCCTCGGCGGGCACGATCACGTCGTCGGGCCACAGCGGATCGAAGCCCGGGCCCTCGTAATACACTTCCTCGTGCCACCCGCCGTCGATGGTGGGCACGCGGTACACATCGCGTGTGTAGGGCGCGTAGGCGTGGGCGCGGCCGAATAAGATCTTTCTGAAATTGAAGGTCGTCGCGGGGTTGACGATCTTCATGGAGTCGAACACGCGCCAGGTCTGAAAGCGCCCGATCTTGCGCACGATGCGCTGATCCTCGGGCCCCGTCGGCTTGGCGATCACCTCCGCGTCGTCGCCAAACAGGGCCTGCATTTCCTTGGCGAGCTTGGCGTAGACCTGCCATTGCGTGATGGGCACGCGGAAGTTGGGCCGTTCCTCTTCGCCCGCGTACGGCAGTTCCGTGCGGTTGCGCCAGCGCATGTAATAGCGCTGGAACCTGCGCATGCGCGCCTCGTGATCGGCGAGCGCGTTGCCGTAGTCCTCCTCGATGCGGTTCTGCAGCCGCACCAACTCGGCGCGCGGAAACTCGATCTGGCGCGCATAGGCCGGGCGGATGCGCGGCCGCGCGGGCTCGCCGCCGCGGGGGAAGGGAAGGGGCGCCGTCATTTCGGCTGAAACTCCAGGTGAAAGTGATCGGGCTCGGCGACGACGTCGAACTGCGGGCCCAGCGCCTCGCGCAGCGCGCTCGCCAGTAGCGGCCGCTGGTTGGGCGGCACGGTGGCATTGCGCAGGTCCGCGGCCTGCCCCACGTAATGCAGCGAGCCCCTGCCGTGCTTGCCGTCGGTGACGGAGGTAACCACGCACTCCAGGCCTTTGTCGGCGAACACGCGCGCCACAATGGTGAGCGCGATGGCCACTTCGGGACGCACGCCCGCGAGGTTCACGCCGGGCTTGATCGTCATGCCGCCTTCTTTTTCGCGGGCGCGGCCACGGGCGCGGCGCGCTCCAGCGGCTTCACGTGGCGCGAACCGGTGCGGCTGTACGCGACCAGAGCGCCGAACTGCACGGGGTTTAAGTGTTTCTTGAGGTCTTCGATGGTGGGCGGCTTGGCGATCTGAAGAAATTCCGCTTTGCCCAGCGCGTCGTACACGCCGGCGACGTCTACCTTGCTCTTGTTCTCGGCGGCCGTCACTTCGGCGGCCCAGCGCGCGCCCTCGTAGAGCTTGCCCAGCGCCGGGTCCACTTTGTCCGCGACGGGCCACGACGCGATGAGCTTCTTCAGCGCATCGAAGCGCTTGGATTTCGCTTCGACGGCGGCCAGCTCTCGATGCAGGTCGCCGAACTCATCCACGATGGCCGGGCGCCCTTCGATCTCCGCGGCGCGCTTCTTGGCGTCCGCAATGTTGATGACTTTTCCCTTGGGCATTGGTTATAGGCGCACGATGCTGCCTCTGTCGTCTGATCGCCGCGGGGCGTAGCTCTTTGCAGTGCCCGCCTGCTGGCGCAGGCCTTCGCCCTCGCGCAATTTCTTCAGCTGCGCCAGGCGGCCGTCGGCCGGCGCTTCCTGGATGCCCACCCACGCGAGACCGGAGGCGATACAGAGGTCGTCGTGGCAGCCCTCCATTGCTTCTTCGCGCCCGTTGGCCTTGCGCACGAACGTCTGCAGCTCGCTCATGGTGCGCGGGCAGGTGATGTAGATGGAGTAGTCGCGGATGGCCTGATCGAGGCGCGAGATGAGCTGCACGCGCGTGATGTTGGTGGTCTTCCAGCCGATCTTCGAGCGCATGGCGGCCTGCTCCGGAGAGAAGCGCTCGTCGGCCGCGGGCATGCGGTGATAGATGAGCCCGGGCGGATAGCCCGCCCTCAGCAGCGCGTCGATGGTGGCGATGCCCGCGGCGTTGGCTTCGGGGATTTGAAACGCCCAGTTGTACCAGCGGCCCAGGACCGCGAGGTATTCGCCGAAGGGCGCGTTTTCGAGACGTCCGCGCAGCGTGGCCACTTGCTCGCCGGTGTCGCGGTCGAGCACCACCGCCGCGCTGTAGTCGGGATCCGACTGCCCCGGCGAGGCCTGCGCGATCGGGTCTATGCCTTCGGCCGAATCCGCGCCGATCACGTACGCGCGGCCCTCCTGCGGCTTCTTGTGCACCCACAGGTAGCCGCGGTCGGACGGCGCAAACCACAGCCGCGTCGTGGGCCCGTTGACGACTTCGTCGAGATCGCCGACAAGGCCCGCGCTATCGACGGGCATGCGGTTCAGGTGCTTGTGCGAGAAGCGCGGGCGCCCGGAGAAAAGAAAGGCCTCGGTGGGCGTGTTGTGGGTCAGGATGCCGTTGGCCGAAAAAACGTGATCGGGCTCAACGGTGAGGTCGTAGGTGATCTCGAAGCCGTCCTCGACGACGGACTCGACTTCATCGGTCAGATCGTTGGGCGCAGGAGGGCGGCCCCATCGCTTACCTTTCTTGGTCAGCGGCCCAGCTCCATGGCGCTGGTTGAGCGTGCGCTTGCGTTCGCTCAGAAAGCCGATGTGCTGATAGAAAAGTTTCGACGCTTCGACGCCCAGCTCCAACTGCCAGCAGTGATAAGGATGGCCGTCTCCCGCCTTTTTGTGGTTGGCCCAAAGCCGCGAGTTGATGCCGAAGCCCAACAACAGCAGTTGCACGTCGCGCAGAAATGGAAGGTTGGAGGAAGCGACGCGCACCTTGTGGCCGGAAGCTGACCCGTCGGACTCAAACAGCGCTTGCAGAAACGCCCGCACTACCGGCTTGGGGGACTGAAAGATCGCTTCGGGCACGCAGACGTCGCGTTTGTAGCCCGCCTCATTCACGCTACGCACCACGCCGACTTGTTCCAGAACTTCGCGCGCAGCCTTGCAGCCAAGCCGCCACTCGACCGCGCCCTTGTGGCCCTGCACCCGCGCGTGCCGCCGCGCGTGCGCGCGGCCCACAGTGCTTCTGATCGTCTCTTCGACCAGCGAGATAACATCTCCATCCCGCGCGTCGCACACGACGCTGAAGGTGTCCGCGTGCCATGAGCCGTCGCCCACGAAGAAGCCCAGGAGCCGGCCCCAAACCTCGTCGATCTCGACGCTGCATTGCGCGCCGGGGATCGGCCCCCATTGCACGCGGCAGCGTTTCTCGGCGAAGCGCGGCGGGCGAAGCTGAATCTTCTGGCCCGGCGCGAGCTTCGACAAGAAGATGAACTCGCCGTCCGGAGTGGCCACCGGGTGGTCGAAGGTGCCGCGCAGGATACGGCCTTGGCGCGTGGTCAGGCGGTAGATTTGCGACATGGGTTGAGGGCCTGACATCGTTATGGCGCCCGACTCGGTGAAATGACAGTCAGAGACGTCCTGTATGCGTACTAGCCCTTTTTCTGTCGAAACTCGCGTCTCCGCGGTGACGCAGGCCGGGTACTCCTGCTTGAACGTGTCGATGGAGTTGCCGCAGTTGTTGCGGATGCACCAGCGCCGCCAGTTGAGTTGCGCGAGGGTGAGGTTGTGCGCCTGCTGCAGCGCGATCTCGTCCGCATCGAGCGAAGCGGTGAAGGCCGCGGCGTCCTCGACGGGGATCTGATACTCGGGGTGCTCCCACCAGGCGAAAAAGAACGCGATCCAATCGCTCTCGCTC